ATTACACACTACTCTTGGCTTAGCTGTTCAGTACACTAGCACCTCATTAATATAGTATTTTCGTGCTTGCTTGCTTCGCAAGCATCTATGTTAGCACGAAAATACTAAAGGAGGTGCGGTATGATAGTAGTAAAGAAGAACTGTGGTTCATGCTGGTACGCAGAAGGAGGAGTATGTAACAATCATGATGACTGTCATGGAGAGATCCATACTGAGTATGTATGCCAGTCATACTTAGGAGTTGATGAAGTAGACACTCCTCCTTACTGTGATACTGGCAAGTGATAGTACGCGACTTTTGCCTCGCGTGGCAGGCCACGCGCCCTTCGGGAGGCAAAAGCCTCTTAACTAAAACTAACAACGAAAGGAGGTGTATGCAAATGTATAATAACAGATTTAGTATGGTATTCAGTGAGACCCAGACTAAGAAGGACGACACTGTTCTTCGCGGTTACGATAAGTTAGCTGACCTTCGTGACTGGTGTGATAGTGAGATAGCTAAGAGTAATGATACCTATGCTATTGATATCCGCGAAGAACAGCCGTTCAAGAACGGTAAGTCTGGTAGACTTAGCAACTTCTGGACATTCAAGAGTAAGAAGAGAGAGCCAGCTGTTGCATAATGGTCAAGAGTAGGTGGGTAGTAGGCTAAGTCTACTACTCACTTACTTATTTTTTTTATTAATAGCGTACCATTAACCATAGGAGACCTGGCATGGATAACAGAGCTAGAAGAAGGCAGGGAACAGGAGCAGAGGGTAGAAGGGCTAACCAAGACACTGGATTCAATGATAAGTATGCTCAGAATGATGAGACTGGTGCATTTACACTCAAGGCAGACGGTTGCTGTAGTAGATTCAAGATGTCAAGGTTAGATGAGCTAAGGACACCAGTTGAGAACAGCCGTAGTAATCATATCTCAAGGGTAGCCAGAGATAAGTCAATGTTCCCAATGAATGGTGCTGATGATATGCCTATATCAGCATTCTTGAACCAGATAAGAAGCTATCATGTCTACCCAACGGAGATAATGTAATGAGTAAGAAGAGATTATACTTTGTTAATGTACCACCAGATGTAACCCATGAAGACCTGATAAAGGAATTCAGAGTCAAGTTACAAAAGGTAGTTGATAGTTACAAAGCTAATCATCCTAAACTTACTTCAAGAGAATGTGCAGAGGCAGTTGAACCAATATTAACCAGAGTGGGGTATGAATACCGTTATCGCCACCTGATCCTGCAAAACTGTATTATACTCAACCCAACACTAATAAGAGAGGTGTAACCATGGCATTATCATATTGTCCTAATTGTAATGATAGATCAGTAACAATGAAGAAGAATGTAATGTATTGTATTAATAAGGGTTGTGGTTATTCTAGAGCAATTAAGAACTATGATGACCACTTTGATGAGCCAGTAGCCAAAGAGCTCACTGTTAACCAGCGTGAATTAGAGCGTACATGGAAAGGTATGTGAACACAGGGCTCCGGCAGACTGAGGATGATGCTATTACAGTATCAAGCCGGAGCCAACTAATCTTTCGTATAAGGTGGCGTGATAGCTCTGACAAGACCAAAGGGACTGTTCTCTTGGCAAAGAGATAAATGCCCAGATACATTGTTGCAGAAAGTCAACTGCCCTTATACTCAGTTAACCTGAAAGGAGGATGTATGTGAGACAGTAAAAGTATTTAATGTAAATGTAGTTGATAAGAAGGCCAAGAAGGTAGTAATATTGAATGAGGTTGTATTTGGTAGATACCAGAAAGATGCCATTGTTCAGGTTAGCGTGAAGCTGGTAAGTAAGCTGAAAGATGTTAATACTGATAACCTGCTCTTCGTTGTAAATGAAATAAGCTCATTTGAAGAGTCCTGTAAGTAATCAACCCTCTGATGATACCATAAGGTTGAAATCCCCCTTCATATCAAGTGAGGGGGGGTCAGGGTTTAACTAGAGGAGGTAGTAATGGAATTTATAAAATTTAATAAAATACCAAGACTGACAAGAGAGTGTGTTATTACAGAAAAGATAGACGGCACTAATGGTGTAATCCATATCGGAGAAGAAGGTGAATTTCTAGTTGGTAGTCGCTCTCGTTGGATTACTCCCAAAACTGATAATCACGGGTTCTGTAAGTGGGCATTGGAGAATAAAGAAGAATTGTTAAGACTCGGAGTAGGAACCCACTATGGGGAGTGGTGGGGTAGCGGAATACAGCGAGGCTATGGCCTACTTAACGGTGAAAAAAGGTTCAGCTTATTTAATACTCATAGGTGGTCTGATGATTTGGTGCGTCCTAAATGTTGTCATGTAGTTCCAGTTTTATATACTGGAATTTTTGATACTTTTATGATTGATAAAGTATTACATGCTTTAGCAAATAAAGGGTCACAAGCAAGTCCTGACTTTATGAAACCGGAAGGTATAGTTATATTCCACAGAGCAGGCAATTTATTATTTAAAAAGACAATAAAAGATGATGAAACACCAAAGGAGGTCCAATGAGAATAGCAATAATAGCAGTAATATGGGTAGTATGTGGCATATTAAACTATGGCATAATGTTTGCTTACTTTGAGCGTAGATTTCCAACAGTAGCTAATAAATGCTACAAAGGGACTAAGTCTGCTTGCTGGGCTACTTCATTAGGAGGACCTGTAGGCTTAGCAGGAGGGTTACTCTTCTTATTAAGCAATAAGATACAAGGAGAGCAGACATTCTATGGTTTCCAGTGGAAACATAAGGAGAATCAGTTCCAGGCATAGTTAGGTACACCTTTTTATTATTAAGTGCTAGAACCCGGTCTAAATCGATCTAAAACGCCAAAAAAGGGCATCTGAGGAGATAACCATGGACCCATTAGAAGCAATGGATAAATGTAACAAGGAGCATGAGGCAATGAAAGCAGGTAAAGAACCCAAACCTGAGATGTTAGTAGTTAATGTGGTAGGTGAAGAAGCTATCTTTCTTAGGTTCCTACTTGCAGTTACTGAAGATAATACTGAAGCCCTAATGAACCTAATCATGAAGGCAGGCATTGGTATGGGTATAGCATCCTTCATGAAGTCAATTGGTAAAGGAGATAATATCCCAGATTTCTTTAAATGAGGAGGTAGGTATGAAAGACAGGATGAGAGGTAGAGGTTTTGAAAGTGAAAGGATCACACTTAGCAAGAAGAGTAATGAGAAGCTCAATGAGACCAGAGCTAAGACCTTGGATGATATTAAACAGTTAGTAGATAGTGATCCAGCAGCAATGATAATATTAGCTATCCCAGACAATGGTAAGCAAGCTGTTTCAATGGCTAGATATGGTGGTGAGCATTTGATACCTTTAACCATGATGCTATTTGAGACCTTGAAGGCCATGGGTAAAGCTAGCGCACAAGCAGAGAAGATTAGGGAGGATGATGATGATACCAATTGAAGTTAAGCTCAAGATAGAAGAAATGGCAATGATTACCACTGACCCAGGTATGCGGAGTGGGTTGAAGCAAGCACTAAGTATAATAGAGTTATGGGAGAACAAAGAGCTTGAGAACATAGCTAAAGAGAATGGTGAAGTAGATATGAAGACTCATGGAGGTAGAGAATGAAGAGACTCAAGAAAAATACTACATTCACCCTAAGAATTAGCCGCAGTCAGAAACGAACACTAAAAGCAGATGCTAAAAGACAAGGCTTCTCCAGTGTAGCTGAGTTCCTCCTATTTTTTTATGAGGATTGGAAAGGAGAAAACTAATGCCTGAACTATGTCCGCATTGCGGTAGTGATGAGATACTATCCGATTACTTTGAAGATGAATGGTTGTACTGGTGTGGTCATTGTGGCCGCGAGATAATGGCTGAAACGGAGGAGAGTGATTATGAGTTCGACCCGTACGAATATGAAATTACCATACCCAAAGCTAAGGGGAAACCTGAAGAGGATAGTTTACCCGGCCTGGGTAGAGATAAAGTATGATGGCATACTAGGCTGGTGTGAATTTACAAGAGCTGGTGATAATAGTAATGCTACAGTATGGAATAAGTCTGGTAAGATATACCAAGATACAGACCATAGGCAAGCTAAGATAAAAGAATGTTGTTGTCAGCTTTTAGTCATAGGTGAAATTGTCAAGGGTAATGGAAAAAAAGGTGACTTGAAGAATGTTAAACCTAATGACTCAGGATTTCTTCCCTTTGATGTCTTAGAATACAATTGGGTAAGCCAGAGAGAAAAGCCATTAATTGAGAGATTAGAGTTATTAAATTCAGTAGTAGAAGGTCCTACTCCATTTAGAGTAATACAATCAGAATCAGAAGTCATGGAATACTATAATAAATGGACCCAAAAAGGTTATGAAGGCATAGTAGTCAAGAACCTGAATGAGAGATATATGACTGGGCCATGCAACTGGGTTAAGATCAAGGCCAAGGATCAGAATGATTACTTTGTATTCAGTATTGACCCAACGCTTGATAGAATTGAAGTAGCAGTACCAGCACCAACAGGTATAAGTGGTAAATATGTAGGAGTCAAGGTAACACCAGCAGTTAAAGCAACACTTAAGAAATGTGATACTGTAATTATTGAACACCAAGGTGTAACAGCTAGTGGCTCTTTACGCCACCCAGTGTTCATAAAGAAAGTGGAGGATGGAGATGGCAACTAGTGTAGTAAGTAATGAACAACTGAAGGCACTGAGGGATGAGTTAGCCAAGCAGGGTAAGATTAAAGCTTGGCAGATTAAGGATATGATTGCAGTAAAATATGGTGTAACTCTTGATGAGAGTATTATTAGGGGTAGATTCATAGAGATGGGTGAGCCATTAAGTGGCGGTGGTGGTCCTAAGCCAGCTAAAGCAGCAACTAAGGTATCAACTACTCAAAGAGCTGACTTCAAGCAGACCGTAGCTCATAAAGAACATGATATACCAGATGATATGAGAAAGTACATTCCTGATGCTAATGAGTTTGCTGGTTACATTGAGAGAGATGTAGATACCAGATTAGCAGTGCATTATAACCTGGGTAAATATCCTATCACTCAAGGTAAGCAGGGTACAGGTAAGACCTTTGGTCATATGTACTATGCTCATAAGGCCCAATTACCATTCTTATTATTTAGTGGATATGAGGACTTCAAGCTGACCAAGCTGTTTGGTGATAAGACAATCATCAAGGGCAGCATAGTATTCCAGGAGAGTATTTTTGTTAAAGCTATCCAATGTCCAAGCGTAATCTTATTTGATGAGATCAATGCAGTAAGTAATGCCAATACCTTTGACTTCCATGCCTTGCTACAGAACAGAGAGTTATTCATCAAGGATGCTGATGATGGTAGGGGTAGAGTGTATAATTTGCATCCTGAGTGCAGGATAGGATTTGCTCAGAATCCCAAGTCAGCTAAGTATATTGGTGGTTGTATTAAGCCAAGTAACTTCTTAGGCAGATGTACATATATCACTTATCCTGAGTTCACTAAAAATCAGATAGAAAAAGCAATTAAGCTGAGGTATCCCAAGATGGATGAAGTTGAAATCCTGAAGTTCTCTACTTATTACTTTGCAGTACTGCAGACAATAGAAAGAGCTAGTTTACCAGTAGATGTCAGTATTAGGCAGCTTAATAATCTAATTGATATGTGGATGGCCGGCATGCCACTCAAGAATGCAATTGAAGATGCGGTCAGTAGTATATTAGATGCAGTGTCACAACCCAAGGCTAAAGATAGCTTTAATAAACTTGCGGAGGCAATATGGCAGGAACTAATGAAAAAGAAATAATAAAAGTAGGGGACATAATTGTCAGAAGAGAAGGTATAAGGCCCACTTGGATAAAAGACTTTAAGCCAACGATAGTCACAAAGATAACTTCAGCCAAGAAGTGCCGTAGTTATGGTGGTGATGGAGCATGTTTGATATGTCCTGGAAGAATAAATGATGAGTGCTATGGATATGATGATGCTTACGCCTGTTGCATAGTAGTAAGACCTATATTATCTAGTCCTAGCAATATTCAAAGGGTTATTGAAATAGAAGTAGCTAAATTACTAGCGTAAGCACCAGAGCTACCGGTGTCCGAGCTCAACTGAGTGTTACCAAGCGGAGCGGTAACACGAAGGAGTGTTCGTGATACGAACAATGCTGCGATGAGCATGCGGAGCGCGAAGAGCAGCCGAGAAAGAGCTGGGTAACCGGTAGTCTCTGATGCTGAAGCGAAGGAGATGATGAATAAGTTTAAAGTAGGGGAAAAAGTTAAAATACTGCCTTTACCTCATCCTGATGATCCAGATGGGCGAGCGCCTGGAACTAATGAAGAAATGCTTAGATTAGTAGGTCAATACGGTAGAGTAATAAATGATCAGGGTGCCTCTAAAGATTGGTATACTGTCAGTGTAAAAGGTAGAGGTACTTGGAATTACAGAGAAGAATGGCTGGAAAAACGAAATCCAGAAGAAGTTACTGACCTTGAGAGTGTTATTGCTCAAGTAGTAGCTAAGATAAGGGGAGGTAAGTAGTGGCAAACAGAAGGACCTATGAGATCCTTGCTAAATGGATAGCTAAGAAGCAAGGCATAACAATAGAATTTAAGCCTGATATTACACCTCAGGTAAATACTGATACTAATCATATAATACTGCCCAGTAACATTGATGAGCAGAACATATATGCAGCTTTGGCTCAGCTAATGCACGAGGCAGCTCATTTGAGATACACTAAGGGCATTCCTATCAAAGAGATAGTTAGTGATCAACTCTCATTTGAGCTGCTAAATGCAATTGAGGACATCAGAATTGATCAGAAGAACTTCAGGATACTACCTAATATCCATGCTTTCTATGAGCGGTTAATAGATCATGTAATGGAATGGCGTAAGGAGAATAATGTCCAGCCTAAAGACATACCACTGCATAGAAGAGTGTTGGGTGATATCAAGTGTGATATGGAAGACTTCCGTGATGGTAAGTGGAATGATCCAGAGACCAAGAAGTTAATCGATGACCATGATATTTATGACATAATATATGAGACCATAAATGATCTTGAGCACGGTAGATGGCCTAAGGTAAAAGCAACTATTCAAAAGCTTATGAAAATCTTTAAGCTAGATAAGTTACCTAAGCAGCCAATAGGCCAGCCAGGAGATTGTGGTACATGTGGTGGTAGTGGAGAAGTAGCACAGCCTGGTGAGGAGGAGGGGGGAAAAATTAAGTGCCCTGACTGCGGAGGTACTGGTAAAGAAGGCTTTGGTAATGAACCTGGTAAAGAGAAAGTATTTGGTACTAAGCCTGGTACTGGTACATGTCCTGGTTCATCTGCTATAGGTGAAGTAGCCATGGAAGAGCTGACTAAGCAGAAATTTAGAGAGCTGCTTAATGTCAAAGAGAAGAGAACAGTATATGATGGCCATGAGATTGATAGTGATAATCTTACAGCATTCCTGACTGGAGATATTGATGAGTTATTTACTGAAGAAAGAGTAGTCAGGAATAAGAAGAGTAAGATAGCTATACTAATAGATGCTTCAGGATCTATGGATTGTGAGTTAATGGATGGTGAGCCAAGGAGAGAAGTAGTAGGTGGTTGTATTAAGAACTTGGTTGAGATACTGGATGAGGTCATGGTGTTAGAAGGCATTAATGTAGACTACCAGGTAGGTGGGTTTACTGAAGACTATCATCCTTTCCAGAAGGAGACATGGGAAAAGGAATATACTACCATATCAGGTGGTACCAATCTATTAGAAGCATTCAATCAGGTTCATGGTGAATTAGTAGCAGACCAGGAGATAGATGGTAACAGGTTAATGATCATGTTTACTGATGGTGAGGTAGATAACAGTGAAGTAGTAGATATGAAGAAGGCTATCATGAGGCATGGTGAAGATGTCAGGTGTATGATCATAGGTGTTGGTGCTGATCTGAATAGTCACATAGTTAAAGAAGTAGTTGGTGATCACAATATATTAGTAAAAGAAGCAGCAGATCTAATATTAATCGAGACTATAATGCAGATGCTGTAGCTCAGCTGAGACATGGAGCATCTTCTGAAGTGCTGCGGGCGGATGCAAGCAGCACAAGCGATTGGCCTGATGAGTGTGAGAACACGAAGAAGGACAATAAAAGATGCGCAATGTCTGGGCTGAGCTTACAGCATATCGGAACTGATGAGTTGGGCGTACGCGTGGTCCTAGCAATCCAGCTGAGCACACATAAAAATGCACCAAAATAAGCTAAATAAGCTAAAGGAAGGAGAAATAATATGGCCTATCGATTAAATATTGTTGATAGTAAAAATGGCCTGTCATTTAATGTCAGGTACGAGAACTTAGCCAAAGCTAAGAGGCCAAGCATCACAGCCAGGAATAGTGATGGTAAAGAAATCAAGCAGGTAACTAAGTATGGTGATGAGATCTTGCAGAAAGGATCCACCAGGAAGGCCTGGGTAGATGACGCGGGCCAGGAGTACAGTAAAACAGAGCTTAACTTCTGGATAGATGAGCAGCAGGTAGAAGAGATAGATCAGACTAAGGTGTTTGATATTGAAGGCTTCCAGCCAGTCTGCAACTATACTGATACCTATGTTATCAGTGCTTACTATGAGGTCTATCCAGATAACAATGGCATGAAGAAGGACATAGATAGGCAGAAAGCAGAAGCAGCTAATAATACTCAGATGTATAAGCTATGGAAATACCTAGATGACAATCAGTTAGTAGCTAGGGGGGAATTTAATCCAGCGAGCCGTGGTTTTATAGCCAGCGATGGTTATATAAGAGCCATTAAAGTAGGAGGAGGTTGGGCATTGGAAATTGGCGTTTTTAAAGAACAAAAAACATTTAATCATTTACAAGTTGGTGAACCCAAAGCAGTTAAGGTAAAATCTAAATCCAAAGGATCGCGAATTAAATTAGTATGACAGAATTCTCTTGACAAAACTGTCATGTTAAGTTACATCGGACTTTATAGTAGCAAAATTAACTAGTTGAAAGGAGGTGATAGTATGAGCAGGAACAATAAGCTAACTCAAGTAGAGCGGGACTGGATCCAAGAACAATCCCAAGCAGGAATAGGTCCTGAAGTTATCCGGGATGAACTGTTCCACAAGTTTGGGAAGAAGATAACCCACTCTACTGTTTACTATTGGGGAGATCCTGAGTATCGGGAGAATGCTAAGAAAAACGCTAGAAGAAGAACCAGACGCGTTAAGCCTAGTACCCCTACCAGTAGTTGTAAGCACATCATTCTGGATGAGAGAAATATTGCTGACTTATTAGTAGGCGATATAGTATCTCTGAAAGGTGGTGTTACCATTTCCTACCGTCATTCCCTAAATGACAAAGTAAAAGACTTCCTCGTATCCCTCTAAGTAACAATGGCCCCCAGCTATTTCTAGTGGGGGCCACCTTTCCGATTCAATTAGCACTTCTATTTGGTACTATCAGTTATGGGATAACCACCTCCATTAATCAAAGTATGTTGGTTTATTCTCCAACACCATATCAGCAAAGCGTTCTACATCATGCTGATAATATCCACAAACCTCTTTCCCATCAATCATTAGTACAGGACAAGTCTGTCCACCAATCCAATCATTAAACTTAGCCATAGTCCTCTGAGTCAGGTACTCCTTGACTTCGTCTTCGGTCATACCTAACTTCGAGTATTTTATTTTTTTAGGCTTGCGGCGTTTAACCGCGGAAGACCTAGGATCAACTCTTCTCATCATTTAGTAAGCCTCCACTTCTTCTTGTCACTCAAGAACCATGAGTGATCATCAGTCAAGTAGCTAAACACTACATTGTCTTTAGATGTAGCACCTTTAAGATATGTCCAGCCAACACCTTTAGCATTAGTAGTAGTAGTACTAGTTATATCATCATCATAAACTTCAACCTCTTGTTCTTTTCTTGGATTCCCACCAACAAGCTTAGCTACTTCTTGATCTATCACCTCTTGAAGCGTTGGGTTGGTAACCGGTTCTGGTGTCTTCTCTTTCTCACTCTTCTCTGTACCAGTAAAAGCATTGTTAAATACTTCAGCTGCAAGTCGTTCTTGAGTTGCTCTAATCTTCTCCGTCATCTCATTTGGGCTAACACCTTTTGGTAGCGGTATCATTTGGCCGGGCTTAGGTAATTGCCAGCTAGTCCAACCTGTTATAAACGCCTGCTTCTTCATTTGGTCATGCTCCTCTTTACTTGTGTAACCTGTCATTGTCATCTCCGTTTACTCCCCCTGTTGCTTACTCCACTCCCATTACAACTATTGGTACCATTAGAGTTACGAACACTGTGCCAACTGCCCAGGCAGCTCCACCCAACGTTGCCATGCTCAGTCCGATCAGCAATGCGATTGTCCCCCTGGTCATAAACGTTGCCAAGAAATCACTCTCACCACATATCTTATACCAGAATCTACCCAACGTTGAGCCCTCATCGGTGTCATCCGGGATCCCGTATCCAATTGTCAACGCCGCAAAGAATGGGATCACCGATAGCATTGGAACCCAACGCCCCTGGTTAATGGAGCACGCAGCACATATAGCCAACGGCACGCCTACTCTCCTCCAACCCAACGATGTACCATGTGCACCACCGATTGCCCACAGCAGGGAGCTAGCGAACACTGCTATCAAACTCCACCAGCCCATAAAGTAAGCCCAACTAGCACCTACCACAAATCCAACACATAGTTCTTCTCTATTTAACTTCATCATTCTTTCCTTTCTTAAGCACCACTGTGGGTATGATGACTAGGTGCTCAGCCAAGGCATGGCCCTCAGTCCACTCTACCGCTTCCGGTAAGGTCTCACAGTGCTTAGAAATTACTAGTTCATTACCCCCAAAGATACCGCATACTAAATAACTAGGCCTAACCTTTTTAAAAGCATCATTCTTCGTTACTTGAACCATTTTCTAATCCTTCCCCAGAGCGTATTATTCGCTCCGCTTCCTCTAACGCTTGGACACTGGCCATGTTCCGGGACAGCTTGATTGCCCGGACTAAGAGCTGGCGTATGAACTTCAGGTGTCTTAACCTTAAGTCCCATATCTTTATCTGAGTGCCCCCGTTCTCCGTTGTTATCGTAAGTTCTAATTCTACCACCGAAAGCCCCTTTCTGGTTAACTATCCTACCCGTTCTCCTGCTATTCTTTGGGGCCATACCCCTTCTAACCGTAGTAACCTTAGCCATTTACCCTCCTATAATCCTGTGCAGTCCCAAATTACATCCTCAACATCCTCAAGGATATCGTCATCATCATCGTCCTTCAACGCTTTCTTTGCGTGATCAAACTGCTCTTTAGTAATCGGTGGTAAGGGCGTACCCTTCTTAATAATCCACTGCCTCATTAGTTCTAATGTCATAGCAATCTCGCTGTCCTTCATCAGTTTAACCCAACGCATACTATTGCTAAGATGAAGCCAATAATGCCACCTATTAAACCTATAACCAAGCACTCGAATCTAGTATTTCCCATACACATATGAAACCCCTTTGGTTTTTACCCTTGAAGCAGGCTACTGGAAAGAGATCTGGGTTATAACGCTTGGCCTGATCCAACGTTGACGTAATAAACTGAGCTTGATTGGACTTCTTTGGTACTGTAACCAACGCATGTACATTTGGCTTCACCCCTTCAATCTTCACAAACTGTTCAGGGGTGACTACGAATCTCCTGTCAACTACTTTCAGGAGCGTTGGGTCCTTCACATTCAGGTATTTAGGTAACTTTGACCTGTACTTACACTCAATACTGAAGCGTGGATGGCTCATGTCACCTGCCACCTCATCATAGCTAACTCTTACTATGCGGGTTGCACCAAAGAACTCCGAGACCTCTTTCTCAAACTGCTTCCAAGCTTTACCCATTGGTTAACCTCCACTCATACATAGCGGCTTCTTGTTCAGTTACCCTGAGTACATACTTAGCATCCCCATCATGGCAGGCACGACAAAGGCCTTTAGCACAGAATACTGAAGCCATAAACAACGGGAACAGCTTCTGGTTAGTCTTAGTGTTGGGTAAGCAGTGATGCACATCTACCATACGTGATTCGCATAACTTGCATCTTCCGTTTTGGGCTTCGTAGATGTCGTCTCTGACTTCCCTTGAAAATCCCTTTTCTTCCATAGCACTACCTCCCCACAGATTATGTCCCTTGGATAACTATTATATATCTCCCAACACTGGCGGCCCCTATCAGACTCATCCCATGTCAACCAAGTATCAATGTACCGTTCCAACGCCCTAACGTTGGATAGATTCTGTGCCGCAGCATGCCATAGCTTCTCATAGTATTTAACCACATCAGTATCTTTATTAATAATATCAAGTATCTGTGCCTTCTCAGCATTAGGACGCTTCTTAAACTTCAATGAGTTCTTATCTTTCTGGAATTCTACTAGCTTGAAGGGCCGGGATGGTAAGGGTTGGTACTTAAGCTCATCCAGGGAGTCCAACGCTATCTCAGCCAACAGTACTTCCAGCTCTTCATGACTGTTGGAGTTATCCCAAGCAGAGTGACACTGCCCGCTTACTTCTTTAGAGGTTAGCTTCTTAAAGTCAATGTTCATTGAGCCTCCTAACTTCTTGGTCTATAACATCTTGGAGAGTCTGTTCACCCAATGGTTCAATATCCCCCTTTAAATATGAACCATACCGATCAGGATCAGACTTCTGTGTATAGCGCATTTGAGGCATTGGTTGTTGTGTGCCAGTAGTAGTTGAGCTTAGCTGTTGGTAATCTCCATTACCTGCAGTTTCAGCTGCATCTCTCCAATCTTTCCATCCATAATCACCTGTTCCCATCATATCCTCCCTAATAGTTTAACCTGTTTGTCTACAGCCATTTGTACCTTTTCTTCTAAGGTCTTAGGCATAACAAAGGGGTTATGGTTGCCTACTTTTGGTATTGGTGGTGGTTTACTACTTAGTAATTTAAGTGCAGCTGGTACTAATGATGGTGGTACTAGCAACACTGGTTCATTTGGATTAGGCATATTTCTAATCGCTTCTACATCTGCACTGTTATTCACCTCACCATACAATGATATCCTGGTATCACAACGGAGACAAATGATCTCTAAATCCGTTTCGCACCATGCTGTACCATCTACTTTCTTACAGATAGGGCACCAGAATTGAGCTCGGTAATACTTAGTACCATTAACTGTTTTACTCTCCCCAAATGATGGGGCAGTGCTCTTAAGCATAGTTGGCCCAGTACTAGCTGATAGCTTCTTCATCTTAGTTCTAAAAGAGGCTTTTGTCGTCATAGTTTCCCTCCAGTGCCTTTACATAATTATCATCATTAGCTATAAACCAGTCAATACCAAAGGGTTGGCCAGTTCTGTTGTTGCCTAAGCAGAAGCCTGAGTTAGCCATCTTACCCAACGCGGCTTCCCAGTTGTCCTTGAAGTGTTGGTTCTTAAGTCTAGCTATAATCTTAGCAGTCCGGGCCTTGCTAATAGTGGCCACCTTCTTCAATTCAGTTGAGTTCCACTTATTTACAATATAGCTTAATACTTCTTTATTACTTATTAAGTCTTTCTTGATAATATTATTGTTTACTTTATTAGCTTTTCTTATTACTTTATTAGTTCTATTAGTATTAAAAGCTTCTTCTTCTTCTTCTTGTACCCTAACGGTTACCTTACCTAGATAGGGTAGCTTGTTAGGGTAACTAGATAGGTTAAGACCATGTCTCTTGATTAGCTTCAAAACAGTCTTATGTGGAGCACAAGTAGCTGATAAGCAACCATATTGATATTCAATGAAGTGGGGTAAGTGCCATTTACCTGATGGTAGGACTACTAACCGCTCTTTACCTTCATTAAATATCTCTAATATCTCCTCTACGCTAAGTGGTGTCCCTACATAAAAGCTAGCTAAACCTATATCCTCTTTCCATACCCCTGCCTTATCACATTCATCTAAGATGTATGCCCAGAAGACTTTATACTGCATTGGTAGCCTTCTAAACCAGGGATCTTGCCATTTCTCCGTCTCAGTAAACCGCTTCATCACATCCCCCGTATCAGCTTCATAACCAGCTTTGTCCAGTGATAGCTATCAGTATCGCCCTTAATAACCCAATTACAACTGCTAGCTGTACAATTAGTATTATTCTAGTTATCATCACTCCCCCTCTTCAAACAACTTATCCAACCCAGTCATAAGGACACACTTTACAGCTGCAATCATATCTTCTATCAGCTTTGCATCTAATGTTTTCTTCCTATGTTGCCTTAAACAATAGACTTGTGCCATTTTCTCCAATAGCTTTTTTTCAAAGTTACTCATACACCCCCCAATACTTTTACTTGTTGATCTATAACGTCTTGTAGTGATTTAGGTTCCTTAGGAGGAGCTTGTATCTTACGACTAAGATTAGCTATCTCCTCACCAAGCTGGTCCTTTACTGAAGCTAGCATTGGCTTATTGTTAACCGTAGGTATATTTAATCTATGCTGACAGAACATACGTTTCTGTATTTGTCTTTGGTTTGTATTTACTGGCTTAGCTCTCCGTCTTAAGTACTCCTCAAGCAGCTCCCGTAACTCCATTATCTGTTTTACATGGTCACTTACAGCCATCTGATCCCCTCCTACAATGCCCTTTTTTAGCGATTTCAACTCATTTCTCCCTTGTTCTAGCAAAAACTATTGTTGACCCATACCCTACTATACCCCAAGAATAATTTACTGAAAAACAGGGGGGTAAAACGTGATTTATTTCTTAGCCCCAAACAACCAACGCATCATCTTCTTCCAGCTTATCCTGACTGTCCACATGAATTCCCAGTTCATACTTCCTCATAAGTTAGTTTAAATATGTCTGGTTTACAAGGATACTTTTCTTTTTTAATTCCCACAATTATCCAATCACCTGGACAAACATTATGTCCCCCTTCAAGGGTATCTATCCAACCATGATTGTGCATAATATCGCCGCAATGCTTACATTTAATTTTCCCGCTAACATTAGACCTGTAATATCCTACATCCAAATGATAAATTGGCATATCTTCTGGGGTAATTCCGTGCCCTGCTTCTCTATCATATTCGACTTTGAACCATTGCTCTGCCTCAATCACTACTGGTTTCTTGCGGTATTTCTTCATATCGCTCGCCTCACTTCCTCATCAAAGATATAAATGGAAGTAATCTTCAGATTTTCTTCCCCGATAAGTTTCTGGTTTCTCAATATCCCAAACTATAAATTCGTTTTGTTTTGCTCTTGTAGGATACCACGCTGTTCCAAAGGTTTTCATCTACCTACCCCTTAAGGCTTCAAGGTACTCTTCTCTTTCTCTCAACCGTTGCCTTTCTGCTCTTGTATTCTCAATCTTAGCGCGTTCCTGCTTTTCCCTCTCACCTCGTGGCCAGAGCTTGACTACCCCGTTGGCATCAAAGTACCACTTCAAGTGGCCATTCTCATCTACTTCATATAATGTACCATCTTCCGTTTTAGTGTAGTGTTGGCCATCAAGATAGACTGTATCAGCATAAGCTAGGCTTGCACTTAATAGGAAAATAACTACTAAGACTCACCTCATTTCTTCCTCAGGACTAGTATCCCAAGTATGACCACAGGTGCCCAGGTCAGTAACCCAATAAGGTTACCATGTACTGAGTACCCCTGTAATGCCTCAGCTATCATGTACAGCATAGTAGCCAATGTTACTACGATTGTGTATATCGCTAGTACTTTCATATTGACCTCCTCCTTCTTTCCCGGCCATACTCAGGCTTAGGTTGTGGGTTCTCTAACTTCTCCTTAGCTATAGCCTTGGCCCTAGTATCCTGCTTCATACGTAGCTTCTCATAGTGGAACTTGTATCTTTCTTTCTTGTAAGCGTTAGCACCTAATCTCTTACCCATTACTTCTCCTCTTAGAGCGGGTGGGGTAAGGCAGACCTGGCATCTAACCTTACCCCTTTTTCCCGCCTGTTGCTCTAGGTAGGCACCTAGAAAGGACAGCTTTTATCCTCTACTTGAATATCAGGCTTAATTAAATATTCACCTGTAATGGCATAGCCTTCTACCTTGTTGTTATTGTACTGCTCATTGAACTTTACTGTCCAGTATACGGTTCTGTGATTGCACTGGTCAAGTATCTTATTGAATGCAGGGCTACTTACTTCCATGTCCGGCACCTCTTCAAGATCCAGGCCACAGGAGTTAACCAGCGTAGCTAGTCTCCAGAGAGAACCCTCAGTAAGTGGTGTATGGTCTACTATCTTACCACCCTTATGCTCTTCTGGTTCCTGTATCTCAGCAAACCAACGGATCTGCTTAGTACCAGTCTTAGCTTCACATGGTTCCCAGCCAGTTATCTCAACCTTGTAAGTTCCATCAGGATAGATCTGGCGATCCCCACCTGATTCCTTCTTCCAACTCATCTTCATTTCTCCCCCTTCTCTAAGCATACCGGGCACAGCTCTCTAGTGGGCCTTACCGGTAACTTTTCATCTTGTTCACTGTACTTATAGGTTTCAACGTATCTTGCATCAACTGACTCCAATTGTTTCTTACACTCATCACACAATCTAACTAGCATCTGATACCCCTTTTTTTATCGATTTCAGTTTCTCAAGACCGGCAGCTTTGATCTTTTCTTTCTTAGCTGGGTCCATGGTAGCCCAAGTTTTCTTCGCCTTCCATTCATACTTCGTAAGTCCTTGTCGTGGAAGGAGTACTGGATAGTTAGCTGCAATCTTCATTCTGATTGATTTGAAAGCAGTGCATTTAGGATCATCTGGCAAAACAACTCGCTTGTCAAGATCAGGATCTAATGGACATTTATTAGATGAACACCAGTCAAACCTAGGACACTCCTTATACGGTTGTATCTCTTTCATCATGCACACCAGAAGTCAACATCTTTTACTAATATCTTTAACGCTTTGACTAAGTCAGGCTCATGCTGTAGAGCTATCTGCTCAATCATCTTGTCATAGACAGAGTGAATCTTCTCATTATCTCCTGTCTTAACAGCATCCATTAGTACTTTTTCCATTTCTTCCATTTCATTCCCCCTTTATCTTCTTGCCTATCCAGTATGGTATTGCTAGCACTATTGCTTTAATCGCTATCAGTATTCCCACTGTAATCATAAGCATAGAGCTTAGCAAGGATCGCAGGAAACTATTCCTCTTCTTGTTGCGCATAGTCATAGGCATATAACTTCTCCAGTATTGTTGGGAAATCTGCTTCTTCTCCTGACGAAAGGCCTTGGAATTGCGTTTTAGTGATAAACTGATCTGATGGCCCAATCCTAAGCCAACGCTTACCACTCTTCTCATGTACCTCAAGATGTCCTACTACATCAACTATCCCACACAACTCAGGTGCTATCTTACGGGACATCTTTGGGAAGGTACGGGTAACAATGATACCTGAGTCACTATTCTTGATGTCAAGCAACTGCTCCCAGGCATTGAATACAACTGTGATATTGTTGTAGATCAGGTCTCTAAAGAGGTGGATAGCTTCCCTTAACTTAAAGGCCGCGTCCCCATACTCCCTGAGTTCAGTAAACTCCTTACCCCTACGTTTAGTAAGAGACAGGATTATGCACTGTTCCAGCTCTGAAATGTTATCAACCACCACGTACTTAAACGGATGCTTTTCTGTACGTAGGTACTTGTACAATTCATCTAACTTGTCAAGATTGTCAGCGTTGATGTTGATGGCAACGTGACCAGTGCCTAACAATGGCCCTAATCCTGCCTCCGTGTTAATGATAAGGGTCTCGCCTGGAGGAAGGGTGGAAGCAAGCGTGGTCTTGCCAACACCTGGATCAGCGTAGATCACAAAGGCGATCCCCCTATCAATAGTATTACCTACCTTAGTAAACTCCATTTGGGTTCCTTTCATCTAAAAGATGCCCGCCTTTTTCTTAACTGCTGCCTTGTCTAGCTTCTTATTCAGTTCACCCACGGCCTTGACTAGCTCTTTGGAAGCATCTAAACAGGCGCTTAGCTTCTTATCAAGGCTATCAAGTGTTACTGGTACTTCTATTTCTGGTGTTGGTATTTCAGCATTACCTGGTGTTGGTGGATCTATTTGTGTTGGATCTTGTGGTGCTGGATCATTGAATCCCATTGTATTCTCCTTTTGGTTGTTGAAGCGGGTGGAGGAAAGGTTAAGTAAGGAGTGACAACAAGCCACAATCACCCATTACAATCAGGCCTTGGTTTAGCTCACTTACAACTGACAACATCTTCTCAATAAGAGTTTCTCGTTTTTAATGAGCTTGACAACGGCCAATCTGGTTTTAACCATTAGTTTTAGGTTAGATATCCGGGATCACCCGAATTATCTGTCACCTTGCTCTCCCTCTCCCCACCTGCTACTGAGCCCAGGGAACCTAGCTCAGCGGTGCAAGTAGTTTTTCCACACTCGCTTCAATCTCTATCTTGGTTAACGCGTTAGATTGCTTTACCCTGCTGTCTGCCTGAAATAAGAAGAGTTCGAGTTCAGTGATCTTCTTGTCCACTGCCTTGACATCATACTGTGGTTCAATGTCCTCTTTCTTATCATTATCTCTGTCCATCCAAGTTGTGGTGCGCTTTACTGCTACCTCATCACGCAAGCGCCTAAGCTGAGATAATCTTTCGCGTACTGCTTTCTGAAGAGCCATAGTTTCGTTCACAGTCATTAGTGCCATTATTTCACCCCCTTTCTATCATAGTTCAATTCTACTGTTAGCTTATCTGGTTGGTCCATGAAGCATACCTTGCTGTAAGGGCACATGCTATTGAATCTCCAACAGCTATCCATGTTGCGGTTCCATTGGCCCTTGTTCCGGTGCCGCCTTATATCGTTGATTGTATCTGTCATATCTTCTTCATAGTGCCTGAGCTGTACCCTGGATCTATACTCAGGGTGCTGTAAGTAATACTTCCTACTGTTCTGAGGCAAGGCACCATCATATTTATATAAGTTCGTTATCCTCTTAGCATAAGAAACCATGTCCTCATCCACTCGCTTATATAATCTGGGCTTACGGACACAGTCATATATGACTCCCTTAACATCTATCCCCATCCTCTGCAGTGCATAGACATAGGCAGTAGCTTGTATTGAGGTACTCTGCCGGCCCTTAAACTGCTTAGGACTAAAGCTAGTAGTCTTTAGCTCCCTGATCCAATACAAGCCCTTGACCTTAACTAACCCATCTACCCGGCCTACAAACCTCACGCTCCTGAGCTTACCAAACTGTATCTCAAACTCCTTCTCAGATTGTATCTCTTCATACTGGCTAAGGTCTTTATGAGGGTAGTAAGCCCACATCGCTGCAGCTGTATTCTCATCTACCGCCAGGTCTTCTACCTGATTAAAATGGTTAGCAGCTTTAGCATTGGCCTCCTTGTACACTTCCCTTATCTGAGTGATAGGTGACCCTGACTGTGAGTAATGAGCATCAAAGGCCTGGTGTAGTGCTGAACCCAGAGTGAGGGCGAGGGACTTACTCTTTGGGGTAAGCCCCTCAATGTAGTGCCAATAGTACTTCTTAGGGCAGGTCCTGAACATAGATGTTGAACTATTGCTTACCTTTAGCATATTCCCCTCGCGATTAAGAACTTGATTATATTGTAAACTACCACTAATAACCCGTACATTACACTTCTCCTGAAGGTACAAAAGCTAGGGCCTCGGCAACTGAAATCTCACCGTTGTTATCTTCTACTTCAGTTGAAGTATTGTACATCCAGCCATTAGGTACTTTAAAACGCTTGGTAGACTTCATAATACGGATAGCACCATTATCAAATACTGCCTTGCCTATTAACTCACCTGGAAATGGTACTATGATCTTCCAGCCATTCTTTGTTGCTTCTACTTCATTGGTGTTAATCATATTTCTAGTCATTCTTAGGCCTCCTCTACCAGTTTAATAATCTTGTACAGCACACCAGAAGTCAGGAAGTTTACTATCTTTAAAACCTCCTTGATCTGAGCGATATCTACTTGCACTTTACCTTCTTCTAACTGCGATACTTCTACTGCAAAATCACTAACTTTCATTGGTTCCCCCTTTCTGACAAAAAAAGACACACCATCTTTGTGATAGTGTGTCTCTCGTCGATTGTTTTTAATTGTGACAACATCAATTCTCCAGGTTTATTTATCGATGATCAGAGTGTACCAGAAGAATTGATAATTGTCAAGAACTTTTTTTACAGCCAGATATCCTTCAGGTACTTTACGAAGACTTCTTCGATCTGGTCAAAGACTTTCCTGACCTTCGCTACCAGCTCATCATCAAGCTTACCCGGCAGTAAGACCGCCAGCAGGCGTATTACTACCATGATCAGTTCTCGTATCAAGGGTAGCGCCACCTGGAGAAGTCCAAGGAATCCCGCTATGTTCTTTGGTATCAGTTTCCTTAACAGTTTCTTTATCATGACCGAGTTCCTCTACTAGGTCTACATACAATTGGTCTAAAGCATCTGATAACTTACGTTGGGTCTGAGCTATCCGCTTTAGGTCGTGAAGGATTGTCCCGCTTACCGTGGCTTTCGCATCTCCCGCTCTGTTGTTCATATCTGACTTGGTAGTGGGTCGTCCACTGCGTCAGCGGGACAAAACCATTACCAACCGTACTTAACTGTAGCTATCAAGGCTTTCTCATCAATCAACTTACCTTCAATTGAGATTGCCAAGCGCTCAGTTGGGTTACCTACAAGACCAAGGCGTATGCCCAGGTTCTTATCAGCATCTAAATCTGCATCAAGACCAGTACCGAAACCTTCAACATCTATATCGATAAGGGTATCGCTCCAGACTACTGCTACGTATGGTTTCATATTCAAGTCAAGATTTGCTGTAGCTTTGATACCAAGCTCATACTCATGAAGCTTAACATCAGACTTCAGTGGCATAGAAACAGATGTGTTATTAATTACTACCTCATCTATCTCTGCATCACCAAAGCGGTAGCCACCTATTAAACTAAGGTCTACCATATCAACTGAAGTAAGAGCATACTCAGCATTAAAACCTAAAGCTAAGCCCGCTGTGTTCTCAATTGATATGCTATCAGCATTGATTTCGGAGTCCCACACGCCTATGAGAGGAGTTACTTGAAGATCACCTATGGTAAGCTTTACACCTGCCATGTAAGTCTGGCTCTCCAATTCAACCTCCATCTCCTGACCACCTATCTCAACCGTCATGTCTTTCTCAAACTGAATATCAGCTTCTACTTCTGCGCTGAGACCAGCTAATGCCGGAGAGCTAAAGGCCAGTAATGCTACTACTGCTAACGCTAACACTTTTTTCATTCTGTCACCTCCTTCTTTTTAGAATTTCCTTTTATTTTTTAAATAGTTTCTTTAAAGCCTGTATTTCGCGATCTGGCAAGCCTGCATTTACAGCTGACTTTACGGCGTCCTTTATTAATGTTGGTTTTCCTAGAGGCCGATTGGCAATTGGCTTAAACTTAATCGGTTCATATTTTTTAATAGTTGGCCTTCCCTTTATATTAACCTTAATATTTGGCCTTCCCTTTATATTAACCTTAATATTCTTTGTTCCCATTCCTACCTCCTTCTTTTTAGAATTCTGTTCTTTGTTTAATTCCATGTCTCTCAGTTCCTTTCCAGATCCTACCCATGTTCTTGAGTAGTGGTGCCGTCTGGGGGAACATTATCTTTTCTTGAATCCAGAGATATTTATCAATAGTTATCTTACCGCTTTCTAGATATTTGTCAAGTTCTTTCGGGTGAGCTCTGAGGTAGTTAGCTATCTTATCATCATGATAACTGATCTCTTCTACATCCCTGCGGATAGCTTCATTCTGTGAAGGGTCACCACCTGGTTCAACAGCTTGCCCTAGCTTAACACTAGCTCCCATTAAGCCAACGCCTCTCACCTCCCTTCTCTAAGTATTTTTAATGTCCGTGATTCTATACCGTGCTTTTGAGTACCTTCTATGATCGTATTTATATCTCTAAGTAATGGAACTGATACCGGCGCTGCAGCCTTCTTCTTCAACCACAATGCTTGATCATAAGTTATCTTACCACTTTCTAAATATTTGTCAATCTCTTTCGGGTGAGCCCGCAGATACATCATGATCTTATTATTATAATAATCTATCTCTTCCTTATCTCTCCTCCTAGCTTCATTGAGCTCAGGAGACATACCTTCTTCTTGACCAGGACCAAGCTTAACATTAGCTCCAAATAACCCAATTCCCTGAGCTAGCCTTCCTTGCCAGGTCTTAGCCATGTGCCCTGGAACATGCCAATCCTTTTTAAATTCAGTAGGCAAGACACCCTGAGTAACCATAGTCATCAAGTCTTTCATATAATTGACAACCCCTACTGTCTTAATATCCCATAGCACCTTATTATCCATTGCATCCCGCGCAGTAACCCAGCCAAGAATGTTATTAACTGGGACATTCAGCTTGCCCCTGAAGTACCTAAACTTATCATGGATAATACCAACAATCTGAGGAAACTCTCTCCACATAAGCACATCAAGAAAGAAGAAGCCACCAGTTACTGAGCTCTTCCAAGGAGTTTTAATCCAGAACTTCCCCATTCCATTGTTTAAGAAAGCCCACTTATCCTCTTCTTTTGTATCCTCAGGACCAAAAGCCTGCCATAAAGCAAACTGTATAAGATTATTAAATACTGTCCTGGTACCAGCAACTCTTGCTAAGTGCTCAGCATAGATACCAGTCATGGCTGCCATGTCCGTAGCAGATTTCTCCCCATGGAGAAGAGAATTCATCATTGAACCACCAGCTCTGGCTAACTTTGGTAGGAATGATGGGTTACCATCTATTGCCCTATAACCATGGCCCATATACCAGAGAGGATAAGCAGCACCTGTCAGCTGCCTAAAGAAAGACATAGTAAAGTCACGGGCAAAGAGAACGCATGCTAGTAATGGCCCTTCATGGCCATAAACTGAGCTATTAAGCAAACCAGTCAGGTCACCCACCAGCATAGTAGCCCTGCGAGCTGCAGTATCCTCAGCCCAGCCTTCCTCCATAAACCTGTCATAGAAGGTGCTACATAGTTCATATATAATCTTAGGTAAATAGTGATTAAAAGCCGCGTTGTCCATACCAAACTTACTAGATACAACTTCAGCCAAGTTATCAAATATAGGCCGTTGGTTAGGGTGCTGGGTATCTACAGACTTCTGATATAGTGACATCAAGGCCCAGTCCATAGAGAAAGAAGGAATACCATGTTTAAGCATATGGTACATCTTCTTTGCCTCGTAGTCATTATCCTTGAAGTGTTCCAAGGGATCATGCTGACGTAAAACTGTATTCCTTATATCTCTAAACCCTCTTATTATAGGAGTTGCTTTAGCATTAACTCCCTTGAACCAGCCAGGAACAAAAGGTTTGATACCATGGTTCCAAGCCTGCTTAAGTCCCAAATGAGCCCAAGGAGTAGATGCCATCTGGAACATATATTTCATAGGGGTAATCATAATAAGTCTTTTAGCTGTCCTAGCATACCTGAGTATAGCTTTCATCCAGCCTGGAGTCCTAACATCGCGGGGTAAGGATTTAAATAAATCAAATACGTTCCTATGAACATATGGTGCCTGGAATGAACCCTTATGCCATACAGCTAATCCTTGCTCTGACTTAAGCTGAACATAGCCTAGTTTAGTAAAGATAGCGTTGGCTTCAGCTGCGTTATCACTAATTTCATGTTCATAAGAAACCATATTTAAAGGCTTGCCTTCATAAACTACTCCTGAATCTAACTTCATTAACCGCTCTACTAAATTATGCTGATCAATTAGCCTCCCCATAGTCTCAGCATATGAGCCGGCCACAGTAGAGAAGCTTTCTGATGGCTGCAACGAATCACTAGTCTCACCTTCAACTGCTATCTCAGCTTTAGTTTTAACCCAGAACTCATCATAAGTACGGTAGTTACGTTCAGGTACCCTCAGCTCTCCTATATTACCAGTAAATTCCTTGGATGATCTCTGGTGTAGTGGCTTAGCTACAATCCTTTTAGTATAACCCTCTTGGTGTAATGAGTAGATCCTTGACCCATCTAGAGCACCAGATTCAAGACCAGCTTCAAGACCAGGATTCTGTATGTCATTCTTAAAATCTATTACTGTATCTTTAAGAGAAGCTGGTACTAACTTACCATAAGCAAATTGATCTCTGCCAGCAGCCCAGTTAGATACATCCTGAGCAGTTATAGGTAAGTCTAACCTACGGTGCATTTCTGTCATGCCAGCTACGAAAGTAGCTGCCTCTTCTTGAGTTTCATGCTTACCACCAAGACCTATATTACTAGCATAGAATTGACCAGGAACATTCTTACCTACTAATTCTTCAGAATGCTTAAGGAGTAACCAGTCATAAGCTTTAAAAGTTTTATCAGCTGCCATACTGGTACGCTTCCCTTTGAAGGTACTCTTTCTACCTATACCAGGAAACTTACTAGGAGTAACTGGAAATAAGGTATCAACATAATCCCATATTTGTCCTTGTATATCATTCTGGATAGCCCCACCAACAGTAGTATGTAAGGTTACAGATCTCTTAATAGCCTGCATATAATTAATAGCTTTGGACTTAAGGTGCAACTGCCACATCTTAGAAGGCTTAGGCCACTCCCAACCAGCTATTCTATCTTTACCATAAAAGCGGATTAACATCTCACGCTTTTCAAGATCTTCAACACCAAATATCTTCATAGCTGCAAGGTGCATTCTCATCATAGTACTAACTGACTGATGCTTAGCACCAGAAGAACTCTCATTAATATTTATAGGTTTAGTACCCTTGAAGTTAGGCCTGGGTTGACCACCCAACGCTTCATCAAGTTTCTTCAGGTTCTCAGGATTGAATCTCTTCATCGCATCATCAATGTGATCCTTATGATCCTTGGCTGCCTGCTTTTTAAAGTCATTAACAGCCTTCTCATAGTAAGCTTTAACCACCTTCTTGTTATCAAGGTAAGCTAGCTGTTTCTTCTTGAACCCTTCTATCTGTGCCTTCTTGCGGTCTACATACTTACCATTCTCCAGGTTCTTATATAACTTCTTAATCTCTTTCTCAGCTAGCCTTATTCTACCATCAACTGACCTTAGCTGAGCGTAGTACTCATCCGCCAGCTCCTTGGCCTTGAGCTTACTTATCTCAGCTTGGTTGAGGTCAATCTCCCGCATACCAAGGATACCCTTATCTCCAATGTATTCCCATATCCTTTGAGCTGAGCCTTTCCTACCAGCTGAACGCTTCTGAGCTGATATAATCCTATTAGCTACTGCTAGCTTTTCTCTTAAAAAAGCTTGCTGCTCATCAGTAAGTAGGTCCATAACCTTCTGCACTGAACTCATTACATCAGTAGAATCTAAATTGATATTAATACCAAGATCATTAAAGTAAGCTTGAGCTATGTCAAAAACAGCCAATCCAATTGATTCACCCTTCTCATCTAAAACTATAGGTTCACTGGAAAGAGTCTGCTGCTTAGCGAAGTTCTCTGTTTCAGTATCAATCTCCTGGACTATGCTACTAGGTGACTGGGTTCCTTTCTTAGCTATATACTTATCTATGAAATCAACACCAGTAAACTTGAATTTGCTCTTACTAGGTCTGGTTGGAATACTCTGCACTTTATTGTCAGAATCATAAGGGATGATTGATTTCTCAAGTTCATAAGCTAAATCAGCTCTACCAGCTTTTTCTAAAGCTATAATAGAAGCCATCATCTCATCCATTTCCGTACCATCAAGGCCGGTATTCAGATGAGCACGCTCATGCTCTACTGCAAACTGGAAGAACTGGCTCTTACTTATCCCTCTTGGTAAGCGTTGTAACAACCAACCCGATTCCCCAAATCTACGACTCCTAGACTTACCTTCAAGCCTGAAGTGCTTAAAACCTGTAAAGCCCTTGTTATATACATTCCAGTACTTATCCAAGGTCTTCTGCTGAACATAGATAGTACCATTACTTCTCTTAACCCCGGCTGCTCTGAAGGCCTTCTTACCCCTAGGATCAAGATTAAACATAGTAGTACCATCTTTCCACTCCTGATTCCTAATCATCACGCGTATAGCTTTCTCTGGCTTATCTACCTTCTCGGCCATACGCCTGTATTTATCAAGTAACTCAGCACTAGCTTTAGGATTCTTTATTACCGGAGGATAGGTACTAGTGAAGTCTAGCTTCCCAGCCTTTACTGTTGGCTTGACTTCTTCAAGTTTATCACGAAAGTACTCTGGGCCATGCTGCAAGTCTGATCTTTCATGAATATACCCTAAAGCCTTCTCAGACATATTTACAGCATTAGTTACTTTACCTTCATAGTATAACCTTTCAGCTAGATCTACTATTTCATATATCTTTTTTTGTCCTCTAACTCGTTCTCCAATATTCTTACCAGGTATATCCCAATTCTTAGCAGCAGTCCTCAACTGCTGAAAATAATGTAGTATCTCAGCTTCAACAGCAGTAGCAAAACCCTTAGTTCTTGCTGGATGCTTATGTAATCTATCAAGAGTCACTTGATCAAACCCAACCGGCCCCTTACCTAATCCTTCTGGTCCGATATCTACCACAACAGGTTTGGGTGGTTCCGGGAGAGGAGCTTCCTCATCTATTACTGCTCCTTCAACTACATCAACTACAGTGTACTGGGCCTCAGCTGCAGCAGGATCAGGGAACTTAATACCTTTTTTATTAATAAGATGCTGAATTAGGCTTTCTGTTTCAGAAGCCATATCTCTTTCACCAGCCCGCTCAGCTAAGTAGTGCATATCTTTTGGTAGTATACCATAAGCCAGCATGAGGTCTGGGAACTCATGTGCTATGTGAGGCTTCTTATCTACACCCATCCATAAAAGAAACTTAGTTCCTCCTTTCCTGTTTGGATCACCCCCTATTACAACAGCTACATTCTTTACCCCTTCATCCAGATACTTAGCTATGGTGGGAGCTATGTCAGGTACATTAGCACCCTTCTCTAGCATGGGAGATATTAATCTTATAAGAGATTCAGCAATAGGACCAGGTAGCTTTGCAAAGGTAGGAAACTTATCCTTGTTATCTTCTAGGAAATCAACAAGTGTATCCCTAGCCTTTATTCTTTGATTATCATCAATCGGATCTAAGGATACCTGAGTAGAAGCCTTATCACCCTTCTTATACATATTATATTGATACTGAGGTCTTTCACCTCTGAGAGTAGGCTCAGTCCTAGGTGGCTTACCATCAACAATATTCTTAACTTGCTTCCTATTAAATTCACCTAGCTTACCATCACCATCTTTGATTATCTCAACTTTATATTTATCTGATAAGGCTACTACATCACCAAGGTTCTCTTCAATAAAGGTCAGGTCTTTCTCTTCTTGAGATAGCTTTTCTAATGCTACAGGCCGGCCAGTCTTCTTATCTATGAACCCAACGCTTGGAGCATACTGATAACTCTTAGTCTTAAGTCTGGGTTCTATCTTCTCATGAAGATTAAACCTGGTCTTATCCATGGCCTTCATAAAGTCACCCTGAAGGGCAGTCTTCTGGCCACCTCCATCTAGAATTTCGGCTCTATTAGACTCCTCGGCCCTTAGCTTCATGGTTGAACCAACTTCACCAGCAAGACCACCACCACCGGCAGGCATAGTAATAAAAGCCGTAGCTTTAAGAGCTTGAGCAGTTTCCTTAAGAGCATCTTGAGTTAGCCTACCAGCTATATCAGCATGAGTAAGCCGACCCCCTGGACCAGTACCCTTAAGATTACCAGCCAGATAATCACCTATAATTAATGTAGCATTCTCAACTATCTTCTGTATACCTTCTTCAGAAGCTTCAGCACCCCAGATCTTTAAGTATTGTTTTATACCGCGGTTAATAGCCTTATGAACAGCAGGGTGCTTAATAGCTTTAGGGCCAAGGAACTTAAGAACAGGATACTTGCCTACAAGGTGAGATAACGATAGTACTTCAATTGCACCAATAGCTGCACCACCAGCCATAGCTAATGGTTGAGCTATGTTCTTAGGGATATCTTTATGTCTCATCTCACCATAGATAAGACCACCCTCAACATCCATACCATACTTAATAACACCAGCAGTAAAACCTAATTCCATAGTACCTGCAAGCACGGCCAGATCATCAGCAGGAGTAAGAGCTAAGGGACCTTGAGCTGCTTGAGATGCAGTATAAGCACCAGCTACAGGCAAGAGGGCCCCAGCTGTGGCCATACCTGATAGAGCTGAATCCAGCATATACGGAAGAGCTTTAGCACCAGCACCTAATAAGTTCTTAAGGGGAGCTTGTTCCCAGGTGGGGGTTACATGAGGTATCTTTTCATATTTATCATAGATAAGTTTCTCACTAATAAAGGCATGTTCATCATCATCCCTGCCATCAAACCAAGTTTTAGACCAGTTAAGGCCTGCTTCCCTAGGTAAACCACCCCGCTGAAACTCAGTCTTGGCTACCTCCCAAGCAGAGCCTACCTTCTTAGGTTCACCTAGCTCCTGGCCAAAGAGACTCTTGACCATAGGCTGAACCTTTTTCCTATAGAAATTCTTAATCGTAGCTGACTTTGAAGGAGGGATTACTTGTTCTGCTTTGATACTTGGCTTTAATCTATTCTTAAAAATACCAGCATCTAATTGAGCATCAAAATCACTCTGCACATTTTGCTGAAGTTGGACCTGAGGCTGGGCCTGGGCAGGCTTAGCTACGGGTTTAGATATAGGCTTCTCTTTTACAGCAGTTGAGCTAAACCCTTCATTTAACCAATCAAATTTCCCCATTTATTAAAAGCCCTCAGATGGTGACCTTAATTGTAAGAAATCATCAGGATTATAACCTCTATTACCTACACTTGTTCTTAATTCAGCTATTACTTCTTCTGTTGTCCAGAGACTACCTGTATTTTTATTAGGTTTACCTACTGTGTTAGCTATCATCCGATCAAGCTCATTACTCAATTCAGTCTCATGTGTTAACTGTTGGGCAAGCTTACGTGCATAACTACTAGCTTCAATAGGATCACTAAGGGTCCTGATTTTATAGAAATCACTCTCTAGTATTTGATCTAAATAGCGTTGGTTTAATATTCTACTAGACATAGGTTCTTGCCCAGTAAGCTGATTGATCTTTGTAGTCTCAGCTTGAGCTTTAGCAGTCCTTGCTATGTCATAGCTTGAAGGAGTAGTATCCTTTCCTCCTATTAACCATTGTGCCCCACCATAGTCAATAGCACCTGGAGTACCTGGCGGAGCTTTCTGTAATTGGCCCTGAGAGGCCAGCCCTGGCAAGATCTTACTTAAGTCCTCAACAGGTTCCCTTGCCCTTAGTCTTTCTGCTTCCTTCCTCTTCTGAAAGCTGGTCATAGCTGCATCAGCAAGGATAGCAAAGTTAGCAAACCTGTTATCATGTTGCGGTATATCATATCTTACTTGTTGTACACTAGCTGGGTTAGCCATTATATTCTCCTTTATCTATATGGGTTAGCACCGGAAACCGATGAACTGTAATTAGCTGGTCCCAAATCTAAATAGCTCGAACCACCACCGGCTCCATAGTTATTAATTGAATTACCGAAGCCGCCCGTTGGGTTGTAGTAGTCACTTTGATATACTTCTGCACCAGTAGGTAGATTGTAATTACCATAGTTGTAATTAGCATTAGCACCACCACCTGTAGTATCCGGTTGACCAAAGCTATCCCATGGTATATTACCAAGCATATTACCAGCTGCGGCCATACCAGCAGCACTATTACTATTACCACCAACACCACCCATATAGTTAACTACCTGGGCATCAGGGCCCTTAGGCATATTCATTGATAACTGTGGTAAGGTTAGAGACTCCTGCCTCATAATATTCACACCTTGGCCTACCAGATACTCTTCTATCTGCTTAGCCTTCTCAGCATAGTTCCTATATTGCTTTGAGACCTGGGCCTGAGTACCTTTAGGGCCAAGGCCAGTAAGAGCACCAACCTCTGCAGCTTGATTAGCTAGTCCAGTCCTCTCCCCAGATCTACCAAAGAAGGTCTGATAGTTCTGGCGATTCATACCTTCTCTAAGTTGAGGTAAGGCCTTATCATAGTAAGCCGGGTACTCACCCCTATTAAGTCTATTCAAGTTATCAGATAAGTAGTCTGATGTCAGCCTCATCCTGGGCTCAGTAAAAGAATACTGAGGCATCTTAACTACATCATACCCAGTTTGGCCCCTATTTTTACCTGCTTGATGTGCTCCGTACATACCAGCACCTGCACCAATAACTGCTGATCCTATCATTGCTGCTGCTATTGCGCTCATAATTGATCCTCCTTTAAGATTTCAATAAACTTCTGTACCTCTAACTGTTTAACATCCTTGAAATCAGTTGCGAAATGCTCTTCTTCTAACTTCTCTACATCTTTATGCTCAGTTACATGAACTGTAACGAATACACAATCTTCATGAGTATAAATTATACGTTTAGTACCTACCTTGGTTATACCATAATGAGGTGCCTTAACCCGCTTTAACCCATTCTCAGTCATAATGGACATTTCACCCTTAAGTAAAAAGTATGGATGCTCCCTTTTATGTATCTTGGTAACTAGTAACTCACCCTTAGGATTAAATATCTCACGAACACAGCACCCATCAGTAAAAGTATGCTTTAAGGGGTTTACCTTATCAATATCTTTTCGTTCAATAAGAGCACCAGGTATCTTACGCATCTTATCTTCAAACTTTACAACATCGTGCCTGTATTTTGCAATTGTTCTATCTTCTTTAGGTATAAGTGCTTGCTCTTTCTCTTTCCGCTTGTGCTCCATGAATTCCCAAGCTTCATCAAAAGTAAAAGTGTGCTTCAGATTAAGTACTTTAGTATGATGATCAAATTGTGCTCTTGCTTGTTCTTTAGTTAACATTATTTCTTCTTCCCACCTTTAAGTTTATCAATAGCTTCCCTGGTTTCAGTTGAAAGTACTGCAAGCCAGGCAATAGCACACCGCGCTACCATCTGTTCTCCACACTTTAGTTCAATCCACCATTCACAACCTTGCTTCATACATAGTTTGGGACCCATCATTGATAGTGGGCACATCACTTGTCCGGCTACTCCAAATCCTGGAGTTAATGGTTGTGGTTCTTTTTTAACTATCTCTTGATTCATTTTAATCCTTCTGAAATATTACTACTTGTACATATGCCGGAACGTTATCTGCTGCAGTGTGAGTATGACCGCCACCACTACCAGCTGTCTTAGACCTAAAATATCCAGCAGAACAAGCTTTCCATATTGGGCTTGTTCCGTCGCTAACATTTCCAGCTGTTGGGTCTACGCTCTGATGTAAAGTACCACCACCAAGCTTGTTTTTATACTCCCAATCATGATTATGCGCTGGCATCTCAGCAGTAGTTAAAGTATGTGATGGCGTAGTATGCGTATCAGCACCACCAGTAGTAAGTGGTGTAGCATTAATCCTCATAAATTTATTAGAATAAGTAGCAGATACGTTAGTCCAACCACTATGAGCAGTAGCAACACTTGATATAATCCAATCACCAGTAACAAAACCTCCCCCAACTTCCTTAAGCGTACCCTTACCAGACTTGATATATAAACTCTGGGTAGTACCATCATCAACAATAGCCATCTTACCAAAGGGAATGTCAGTAGGTACAGAAGTCAAATAGACAATACCTGTAGCATCAATGTGGAGCTTATTTAGCAGGTCCTGTAAAATCGCAGAATTTTCTGGATTTAGCCCGGGAATTTTACCTAGTTCATCAATAGCCATGGTAAGGTACCACTTTCATTTAGTTTTCCTATCTAGCCCTAGCCTGGAGCCTTAAAACGCCAAAAAAGGCTATACCAGTATAGGTCTAGGAGTGTATAATCCCTTCAGTTCTTTCAGGGTAATATCAAATAGATCATTCTTATAGGCAGTTATCTTAATCTCCTGGCCATAAGCAGTGCTTGGGAAGAAGCTATCCCAGCTTTCTTTATTAGCAGACAAGTCAATAGTAAACTGTCCAGATTCTCCATTGTCTGTTTCCCACTTGATTATCAGATCCCCTTGAGTACCTGAGTGGACAGAAGCTATCTTCTTAAAGATCTTGTCCACCATAGGAGCATCAAAGTTCTTAAAGCCTAATTCATATATCCATTCTACCGCGGTCTCAGCAGTAGTACCTGACTTCTCATAGTCAAACTTAAGCAGGTAGCTGTTCTCAAAGTATACCTTTCCATTAGCTGCAGTAGTATCAGCAGCAGTAAATACTATCATATATGCTATCCAGGTAGCGGCAGAAGAAGTAATAGCATTAGAGTCAGCCAGAGGGCCATCCCATTTCTTATAAGTAACTGAGGTACCATCAGTAGTAAAGGCCACAGCAGCACCACCTGAGGTAAGAGATACCTGGAAGGTATTAGTTGTCTTGCCCACTACGTAGTACATAGTAGAATCTGAAGTGCCAGTAGGTACAGTACCATCCAGTACTATCCTGTCAGCATTAGCCAGGCCATGGTCATTATCAGTAAAGGTCTCAGTAGCATTAGCAGCAGTACAATCTACCATATCTTCTACCGCGGACTGACTAGATCCGGTCTTGGTAAAGACCTGAACAGTATCACTAGCCCCCTTACCAGTTACATTGAAGTACATGTTACCCATGGTAGAAGCAGTGATCTCCTTACCAGGTGACTCCCAGATACCAGTACCCTGATGTACAGTAAGAGCAGCATTGTAATCTAACATCTTACCTAATATGATCTTACATAATCTAAAGGTATAGTACTGAGGGTCAGTCCTGTCAGTGTTGGTATCCGCAGCCTCTACAGTATGAGTGTGAGGTGCAATACCCTGGTTTTGATAACCACCATTACCACCACTAGCACTCTCATCACCAGAAGCAAAGTCAGTTATAGAATGAGTATGGGCCTTGCCAGAAGCATCATGGGTCCAGGTACCAGTACCATCATCTGCTACCCAAGTATCAGTAATTTCAAAGGTATCAGTTTCCGCATTAGCTATAGTGAATGTACCATTGTAGCTAGTGGTAAGAGTAATAACAACACTATCACCAGTACTCATACCATGGGCCGCGGCGGTTACTTTTACCTGTCCACCAGTTGCATCCTCGAAGACTGTAATACTACCAGTGGATGACATGTCATTAGACTCTAGTCCATTGTCACCTACCTTAAGATATCTACCAGTGTGAGTAGAAGTAACATCAGTCCAATCACCACCAGGAGCTGTAGCTGCGTGATAGATTGCATATAAGTATTTAGAAGTACCATCCCAAGTATCCTCCTCACCTATCTTCTTAATAAAAGTAAAAGTGATATTATCCATATCCCAAGCAGTATCAATAGCAGAGTTAGTTGTACCACTTACTTCGTGAGAGTGTACTTTATTGGTAGCAGTACCAGTACCCTCAGAATCAGCAGATTGACTGTATACTGAAGACGTAAAAGTAAACGTGTGGGCATGAGAACCATACACTGTGGCACCTAAAGCAGTAGTCTGATTCTTAATAAAAGACCCAACGGTAGTATTCCATAGAACCCAACCCGTTGGAGCAGTAGTCTGATCCCACATACAGATAGCTCCATCAGGAAATACGTATTCAGTAGTAGTGTCATTCTTCTTGAATATCCTGAGTTTGGTATGCGTTGGCTCAGGTGTAGTAGAATCAGAGGTGCCAGAGATAGTATGTACATGGTGTTGGTTAGTAGCGTTGGCTGAACCATCACCTGAGTTCACATAACTAGCACTCTCAATTAATAGGTCACCAGTAATAGCATGAGTATGGGCTGCAGTACCACCAGTAGTAGCAACCGCATCAGTAGTTATCTTAACAAAGTAGTCAGCTGCTGCTGTAATCTCAGTCCAGCCACTACCAGGGTTACTATCAGGATCCTCCCAGAAGATACAGATATCATCAGGTATCTCAGTAGCTGAGGTGTTGCTACCTATTTGAATGAGAGGAGAAGACTCAGTACCACCCACATATGTATCAGTAGCAGTGCCGTTATTACACTGGGTCTTATTGTAGAGCCGGTACCAAAGGGCACCTTCTTCCGCTTTGTATACGTATCCATTTACAGAATCCCCATAATACAGTTCAGCTGATTCATCATCCCCATTATGAGAACTGAAACAGTTGATGTTAAGATTGTCAAAACCCCAACTATCCCTAGCAAAGTTGTAAACCATAACCCGGTTATTATATTGGGGTGCTTCTTCAATATCTGTGTAAGAAGCGTATAATGTGCCTTTATTGTAGTGAGTCACAACATCAGCATACCTCCCTGATAGTATCTCATTAGAATCAAACTGAGTTATAATTCTCTTAAGTGAACCACCATCAAATAGATACCAGCCATCCCAGCCTAGATATACTATACCAAAAGGAGTCTGGATTACACTCCACTGAGAAGGTGAACCTGAGAAGGCAAAGGGATCATCAGCATACCAGGTAGCAGGGACTTGACCAGAGGTAGCAGCAGAAACATGTAGCTTACGTATAGTATTACGCTTGATACATAGCATAACACCCATATGAATAGCCAGGCCTGTAATCTTATCACCATCATCCTGAGCTACATTCATGTAGTCAGTATTAGTAGTACCCTGGATAAAACCAGGTAAGTAAGGATTAGAATAATAGATACGGTTTATGTTAGAGCTAGCATTACCTGATATAAATAATCTTTCCCGGTGAGTAACCAGGATACTGCCTATAGGGAAGTCATCAGTGACTGCACCCATAGCAGTAGCGGTAGTATCGGCTATATCATCAGTATAAGTAGTAGTAGAATTGTCACTAATAGTAGCTATTTTATAGTAGGTACTCCCACCCCCTTCAGTACGATAGATAATACGATCAGCAGTACCAGAAGGACCCAACGGTATATTAGTGAGAGTTACCTTACGGTTACTGGCATCAGTAGTAACTGTATTACTTACAGCACCACAAATATAGGCCTCAGCATCAATAGTAATTTTATAAGAGTAAGCAGCAGCTGAGTCCAGGTTAGATCCACCTGAAGCCAACACTGCTTTACAAGCCCCCAGTTCCCAAGTAACATCATCAGATCCATCATAGCACCAGATGTTATCAGTACCATTGCCGGCCATTAAGATATCCTTGTACACCACAAAGCTAGTCTGCTTAGTAGAAGTAAGGCCAGATCTGATTGAAGTCCAAGTACCAGCAGTATCGTCACCTACATATGCAACTGTACCATGTACCAGGATAGACTTGATAGTACCGCCAGATGTGTAGAATCTATATAACCCAACGGTAGCTCCAGCACCCTTACTAGTAGAATTATAATAAGCTACAGGTGGTCTTTTAGTAGCTGCACCCGGATCTTCTTCAAACCTGCAGTTCTGGGCATTGGTTACAAACTTATCCCCAAGCTCAAGGTTCTCAACTTTATTGTTCATACCGTTTGTGGTCTTAAGATACCAAACTTTCAACTTGTCTGTTAATTTAGGTTTTGCCATTACATGCTCCGGTATGATCTCATAACGATTGTCTCATCTTCTTTTTCACGGTGCCTCTCAGTCATGTAGCCTCTTAGCTTAGTAAAGTAACTGTTCCAGGTGTTATTAGCTAGGTCTGTACTACCTCTGGTTTCCTGGCCAGTAGCTACTACATAGTCCACAATAGCTGGATGCAGGAATGTAGGTAATGCAGGAGAAGCAGTATCAAGACTAAGATCGGCATGATCCTTAGAAAAGTATATATGCGCATATTCATCTCCATCGTTAGCTCCATCTGGTGGGGGCCAGAAACCTATCTTATCCTCTTCCCTACTCCACCAGTACTTTTGAGGGGTGCTATCATCATCACTCTTCCAACCTGGGCTTTCTGCATCCAGCTGCTCTCTACTAGTAGACTCTATCCTTTCCCAGCTATTACCATCCTGGTAGTAGTAGACCTCAAGTATAGCAGTAAGAGTAGAGTCAAAAGTGCTTAAAGTATAATCACTAGTAGACTCGGTAATGTTCATCTTCTTATTAGTCCGTAAGCACTTGGTATAGAAAGCTATATCTCTACAGCCATCATTGATCCAGGTGTTAAGCTCTGCATCACTCCAGAACTGAGCAGTGGTTTCACCTAATTTCTTTCGTATTAAACTCCTAATTGCACTTCTTATCATAACGCCTCCTCATGGTAAACACCGCAGCCACAAAGCCTACAACCGCTGGTAGCTTCCTGCTCACCGCGGACATACATATCATCAGCATGGGCCCTAGCCCCACTACAACCAGTAAATGTAAGACTGGTAAGCCCAGTATAGCTTACTTTATCTGATCTAGAACCAGTGGTAGAATTTACAATATCAGTATCATATACATAAAAGTATTCCGCCCTAGTCCAGGTTCCAGTAGCATCATCAGCCACATATTTATCATATATGCTGAATGTATTAGTAGCTATATCAGTTATCTTAAATGTACCATTATAATTAGTAGTGCTTGCTATCACAATTATATCCTGATCTTTAAGGCCATGAGCAGTAGAGGTAACAGTTGTCTTGGTCATCCTCTGGCCCGTGTCAGCAAAAGCTGTAATAGTACCAGAAGCTGGGGTAGGAAAACCAGATGTTGCATCAACTGTAATAGTCGCATCTCCAGCTGTCACTGCAGCATTAAGCTGTGTCTCAGGGAAAGTAAACCCATCACCCTTATGAGATCCTCTAGGTGAATGGGTCTCCCTATCTAAGTTATTAATCAGACCACAGTTCCAGCACCTAACATACCTGTTATCTCTATGGGTAGCTAAGTCCCTATTACGACCGTGGTTAACTGCATCTGATGGTATGTTTCTGCTCATTTAAACCATACCCCTCTTATCCCAAGTCCTATTATTAACATAGCTATACCTGCTATAAGCTTCCACATGCGCCCCATAGCTACATCTATCCCTTTAACTTTCTCCACCTGAGCACTACAAGGCAGCTTATCCAGTTTACAATTAACCTCTTTAAAGCTTTCCTTGATCAAGTCACTACGCTCTTTACTGTGCTGATCATGGTTACGCCACTGCTCCTTCTGGAATTTAAGGCGTTCATCACTAGTAGCTTCTATCCTAGTTAAGCGCTCATTGATCTTAAGCTTCTCAAGAGTTAATCCATTAGGTGTATCACCCATGTTGCCCTCCTATTCAAACCCGTGTTTAGTTTTGTTCTCTTCGTCTTTTTCTTTTGCCTTTGCCTCTACGGCGGGTATTTTATTCCCAGCGCTGGCTTGTTCTAAGAGATGACTAGCAAACTCTTTATCTATGATAGCCAGTTTCTGCTTATAAGTAAGGTCATCATAAGGTATTACTACATCTTTTTCATCCCGTATCTTAAAACGGTGTTTATAGATATTCCTTGCCGCATCATCAGAGGTATCAATAATCTTCTGCTTTGGGCCGGTTCTTTCCCACTTAGCGGTAGCGTTATCACCATCAATGGTAACGGTGTATTCAGCCCACACTGGGAAAGCAATCATTATACAGATTAAAAACATTACATACATTATGTATTTCATAGTTTTCTCCTTATAGTGGTGTGCCTAATTTATCCCTTGTGTGAGTAAATAACATACCTCTTAACTCTATATCATCAGCTATTGTATCATTACTCCCTGCCGCACTTAATCGTGTAATTCTAAAGAACATAGCTTGGTCTGTCGCAGAGGGTAATGCTAAAGCTGCAAATGGGGCAATAATAAGCCCGTCAGAAGTTCCTGACGCTGTGCTCGTTACTGTTATAGTCGCCTGTGCTGCCGCAGTCGTATCTTCATTGGGGCTTATATACAAATATTCAAGTTGCCATTCAGCATCACCAGGACTTACCCCGTTAGCAGACCAGCCAATCTTGAATACAGGGGCGACAGTTTTATCCATCTGGGTAGGAAGTTTAAGCGTGCCGCTTACCTCCTCCTGATTATCCGCAGGCGTTGCGTCAGAAAATCTCCAGGCTCCGCATATACCGTATTCTACAAATGTGGCAGGTTTAGCACCAGGAGCTTTTACACCACTGGCGGTGATATATGTATCTACTGTTATTCTTCCCTCTCCCACCATAGTCTGAATTCCGTCTAACCCAATTTGAGTATAGTTGGTAGCGTCATCTCCAAAGCGTGAAGTGCCTACTACGCTTAAATCAGCACTTGGCGCAGTAACTCCTATCCCAACCTCACCATCAGCTATCTCACCATAAATCAAGTCCCCAATATTAAGAAAGCTATTAGTATTGTTAGCGGGTGCGTCTATGTCGTAACCAATTATAATATTAGCTGAACCAGTCGTTGTAAGATTACCAGCCTGATAACCAACAAAGACATTATGACCGCCGGAGGTAACATTGTATCCAGACCCTCTACCAATAGCTACATTACCATCAGCGTCATTGGCGGCGTTCTCTAACGCCTCTGCTCCTATCGCTACGCAGTATTCAGGGTTTTGGTTAGTAGCCCCTTGCATAGCTGTCCAGCCAATAGCGGTATTA